TTATGGTTATAAAAAACAGATTTCACTGGCAGATTATTTAGCAAATATGTTATCATCATTAGAAACTACAGTGTATGCTACAATATTACATATTAATAATGTATTGTCATCAAATGATATAAAGGTGAAACAAGATAGTATAAGTTATATTATTAAAAGTATGTTTGATTATTATGGTAAATGTATGTGTATTATGGAATGGTTTAGTTCAGATAAAATGAATTGGGATTTTGATATTCGAGAAAATAGAGAAAGAATATTTAATGAAATACTTAATGCTAGTAGAAAAATAGAATATGATATATACTATAAATTGATTGGTTCTTTATTGTCATCAGACTTATTAATTTGTGCTAAACAAAACTGTTCTAATATAGCATCTGTAGAATATTTAACATTATTCGACGATTTTTGTGTAAATGTATTTAACAGTTGTTATTGTTTGGAATGTAGTAAAGCTTTTCCACCTAATAAAATAGCAATTAATAGAATAATCAAATGTAAAGAGCCACCAAAATGTAAAAAATGTAAACTAGACAATGATGCTGTTATTACTACTATATATTATAACCATCATATGGATTTTTGCCACCAATGTGCAATATCCCGATCAAAGAAATTTAATATACCTCTAACTGCGATATATGATGACGGACAAACGAAAACATCTGTTATACAGGAATATTGTTTATTGGCTAGTTATTTAAGAGGAGAACAAACATATTTATTTTAATCTATACTTCTAAATCTATACTAATAATAAATTGTGTTTTTGGAGTTTTGACATAAAAAAATATAATACTAGGTTTACCAGATTTTTCTTTTAATTTTACAAAACTTTCCTTTAATTCAGAAGGCAATTTAGGATATGGAATATACGCTACATTCATTTTTGTATCTTCATTTTTTGTTATAAATAGCATACCTTCATTACCATCACGTTGTCTCTCACTAATATAGATTTGAACTAGTTGTTGCTTATTGTCATTTAAAAACTTTGCGACTTCTGGTTCTAAATTAGGGTCTATTTGCATTATTTGTTGAAATTATGTTAATTGATTGTTTTGAATATATTTTAATATATTTTAATGTTTTTATAAAAAAAATAAAATTTAAAACGAACTTAAATTTTATGTTGATTGCGATATCCGTTAGGTTGCCTTTTTTTATCAACTGTTGGTTTTTTTCTAACTACACGTTCCCAACCATCTTCATCTGATATTGGTACCTGTGGTTTTTTAAATGTCTCTCTAACATCAAACTTTTTTGTATTATTAACTGGGTTTATATTATTAACTGGCTTCATCTTATTAATAGCATCAAGTAAATCTTGTATGGCAAATTTACACCTCAATAAAATTTCGTTATGGTTAATCAATGATGACATTTTTTCCTCTAGTAAAAGTCTATCAGAAACAACGGCAGTAGTCCATAACTTATGTTGTACTATTTCCATAAATCCAATCATTAGATTAAGACGAATTTCAAATTCTACCTCATCTAAAGGAGTTTGATTTAGCAAATCTACTAAATGTGTATAATATTTGAAAATTTTATTTAATAGAGATTTATGTGAAATAGTGAAATGACTTTTATTATATAATTGTCCATAAAATAAACCAATATTTTTAACAGCCTTTTTATTCTTTCCAGATATCAATTCATTATCAACCATCTTATCAGACGTATAATCCAATAATTTTAAAAAATCTACAATATAATTATCCCAAACCACACTTGATGTTATTTCTGTTAGAAAATTTAAATAAAATTGACAGAACATTGGCTGTTCTATACAATTTGTAAAAACACTATTCAGAATATATTCCATAAATATATCCGTGTTTTCCTCAGAAGATGTATTCTCTTCCATAATTTTTTTAACCTTTTGACCTATAACTTGATAATTAGCACCTGTAATTTTATTAATTTCATAATTCATATCCAATAAAATCTTATCATGACTAGAATATTGATCCATAAAATTATGGTTTTTACGGAAACGCCAATTATTTGACTTTGTGCCAAACTGACTAAGATGCATATTATAATTCATTTTCAAATTGCTATCTAATTCTTTCTCTATATTGGACATCATATCAACTAGGTAGTTATCTAATTCAGATAAATCTACCGTACTCCTTCGCACCTCATAAAATTCCTTAATTGGGATTGCCATCTTTGAATGAAAAATAAAAATGTGTTTGATCTAGATGATAATAAGAGTTTATATCTTAAGCAAAGAAATAATTATAATTAGTTTCTATTAAATTAATTAGTAAATTTTATTCATATAATATAATAAAGTAATTGAAGAGAAAAATAATTACAATATGGAAAATCATAGCACAAATGGATTTGGTAATAATATTTATGGTAATAATATCACTGACCGAGTAAATCGTTATGAGCAACAAGGTATGCAACAAAATTGGCAAAACGCAATGGGTGGTCCAAACAGCGGTGTTATACCAGATATTGGATTTCAACAAAAAATACTTAACCAAAATAGTGGTGGTATGAATGGAGCAAATTCTTTATACGCTGCTGGAAGTGCATTCAAAAGTGGCGGTGGTAATTTAGGACAACCATCAAATAATGGTGTATTTGTTAGCCAATTATCTGGTGAAACAATGCGAATGGAAAATTTTACACATAATAATATGGTTCCGTTTTTTGGTGGTAGTGTTAAACAAAATATGGACGGAAGCACTTTTTCCAATAAATTGGCTCGGCATACAGGTAATGACGAGTTATATCGTAAAAAAGTCGAAGTAAAGAGCTTTTATGACGTAAATAAAAATGGTGGTGGTAATATTAGTGGAGCTCAGGCAATTACATCAAATGACCGCATTATGGGACATCACGTTCCTGCTAGAACACGTAATAATGAAATGCCAATAGAACAAATACGTGTTCGTCAAAAATCTAATCAAGAAATTGATAATATAAAAAGACGTGAAGCATTGCCAAAAACAATTGACGAACTACGTTCTGCTAATAATAAGAAAACTTCGGGATTACCAGGTATGATGAAACCAGGTTCTCTTGTAGGAGGTACTCGTGGTAAAATAGGCAAAATTAATAAAAATAGACCAGATAAATTTTATCGTAAAACATCTGATATGTACTTTAAAAATGGTGGTGCTATTAAAGCCGCTAAATTACGTGAAAAAGCATATGCCAAACCTACTAACAGAATTGTCAGCAAATCATACTACGGTATTGCTGGTAATAGTGAAAACGCAAAAACGTATAAAACAGCAGCAGTTCAAAAGACACATAAAAATAATTATATGAACCCAAGCCCTCGTAATGCCGCACGTGGAGATGCTTGGGCTATAAGTGATGACGCTAACAAAAATGCCGTTGGAGACTATGGTTTAAATGCTATTGAAAATAAACCAAACGAACGTGATATTACCCAATCTAGAGTTCATATCACTAATGTTGTCGCAGCTGAAATGAAGAAAATAATCGCACCTATTCAAGATGTAATTAGAACTACACGTAAGGAAAACTTTGTTGGCAATGCTAGACCAGATGGTAATATGTCAGCAGCAATGCCACCCAAATTGAAGGTTTATGACAGCGAAGATGTTGCTAGAACAACTATCAAAGAAACTAATATTCATAACAATCACGAAGGTTTCCTATCAGGTGGAGAATTTAAAACTAAGGCATATGACCCAGAAGATGTAGCAAGAACCACTATCAAAGAAACTAATATTCATAACGATGCTCCTTATTTAAATATGACACCACAACAACCTACTAGCCTACGAGTTCATGACCCAGAAGATGTAGCACGTGTTACTCTCAAGGAACAAACTATTGACAAGAAATACATTGGTGGTGCTAGTGCTGGTGCTGAATACCAAAAAGGTGGTTATCTATCAAATCGTGTTAATATGCGTAATACAAACAAGCAATTTAATAGTGATTACGAATACTATGGTGGTGCCAATGGAGATGCTACTACTGGAAGTGGTAATGGTTATCTAGTGACACGTGTTAATGCGAAGAACACAAACAAACAGTTCACATCAGTTAATGAATATAAGGGGGTTGCTGGTTTCTACAATAGTGGTCCAATGAGTTATGCTGATAAGCGTTCTATGAGATTAAATCCTAATAAGCAACATATTTCACAGGGACGTGCTCCTACACAACAGGGTGCTAAAGTTGCTACTGGTGGAGATAAAGTGAATATGCAATTCAAGAAATTGGAGGCAGACCAAATTAATATCAGAGAACCAGCCGAATCACAAGTATATCAATCACCCCCTACTAAGAACACTTGTGGTTTAACTACTATTAAGGATAAATTACCAGAAAATATTCAAAGGAGCAGAATTGACCCTGATATTCTAGATTCTTATAATAATAATCCATATACCCAATCATTAACTAGTGTAGCATAAATTTTATAATTTTCAGTTTATATTTTCAAAAATTCTAATTAAAAATTAATATAAAAACATTTAAAAATGATTTTAGATAAGTATCTTGATTATAATACAAAAATAACAATATCAATAGTATCAGCAATGATATGGATTTTTTTTAGAACATTCCATAATTATTGTGGATTACCTAATCATTCTGTGTTATCTGCTATGCTAGTCGGAGGCTGGACATATTTACATTATAAAGACCCAATCTTTTTACCAATTGGTTTGATGGGGCTATATTTGTATAGTGTTATGTATGATAATAAGGATTTTGAATTAGAATAATAATAATAATAATAATAATAATAATCTTTTTTTTAGTAAAAACAGCAAAATCATCAGAAATTGAATTTTTATTTTGTAAAAAGTTATAAATCTTGTTTTAATGCTATTAATTAGATTAAACTATAGACACATACCTGAATAATTTAGAGATGTATTATAAATACATTTTGGGATATATATTATTTCTAGACATCTTTGTATAGATGCCCTTTTAAGAAATTAGAGAGAATGATATATTTGGCGCGGGTGGTAAGAAATTAATCCATAGTGATTAATAAAAAATTAAACTATTTGTGTCTATTTTTTTTATTTTTCATTTTAATTTTTTATTTTTTTCAAATTCTTATAACAATAAAACTAAAAATAATATCATTATAATTATAATAGTAAAGAAAAATTAAATAACATTATTCCATATAAAAAGAAAAATTATAAACAATAATGGCAGAAGAACAAACATTTCTAACTTTATGCTTACGTATCCCAAATCTAGGAACAATTCTATTTTTCCTAGTATTCGTAATTATGATCCCAATATATCTTATCCAACAAAAATCAACAGACGCATTCAAATATTATTTCCCATTCCTAGTAATGTTAGCAATTGGTCTAACTGAAAGTGGCAAACCCCATATGTTTAAAGAATTATACCCACTTCAACCTACTACTTTAAATGGTTATATATCAGGCTCTATCATTGCTACACTCGCAGTAGGAGCATTATTATACCAAGCAATTACAATGTCTATGCATTTCAAATCTGTTGAATTAGGTATTGCTGTCGGGATTATCACATTTGGCATAACATTTTCTATAGCTAATAAAGTTCTACCTTACGCAATTCGTGAAGGTGATAGACTAGCAGAAGATATTGGTAATTCAATCGGCATTGACTATCCAGGTAATTGGCATAGATACTTTATTACCGTTCTGTTTATTATTCTTCTAATAGTATTAGAATATTTCCTTATTACTACAGTAGCAGACCAAATCCTAAGCGGTGATACTCTAAAATCATTTAATAATGGTATGAACCGAAATATGAATAATATGAATATGAATAATAACAAAAACTATTTGAATAATAACAAAAACAATATGGGTATACCTACTAACAATATGGTTAATAACAATAACAACAAAAATAATATGGTTAATAATGTTAATAATATGAATAATAACAAAAACAATATAAACTGAATTAATTATTATTTTTTATTTAAGATTTTTAAAACTGTTAAAATTTAAATATAATATTAAGTAATACTCTGCCAATATGGATTCGCCAACATCTAGTGTTAGTTCTATTTCTCCAACACCTATGAATTTTAATAATCAAAACGGAGATAAAAATAGACCCATTGAATTATTAATTGATTTTTGGAAAGATGATAAATGCAAATTACCATACGAAGTTCCTATCCTATTGTCTCACGTAGATAAAAAATGTGTAGATAAAAACTGTGTAGATTATGATGTTCAATATATATTAGAGAATTTTCATTTAGATAATACAACAAAAAATGGACTACGGATGTTGAAGTATTTATATAAAAAATATAAAAAACACATACCAATTGATAGTGATTTAGAAAAAGCAATTAACAATAAATTGCGATTTATTACAAATAACAAATCCCAATTTATTGAAGATGACCCAGTTGATATTTTAATCTATAATGAAGATGATGATAAACTTATAAAATATATAGAGGAAGATTGTGAATATGAAACGAAACATTCTTATAAGTATAATATGGATTATAATGATGACCATTCATCAGGATATGAATAACTAAATTGATTCTAATATTTTTTATAACTAAATTGTAATATGTATGACCTATTTAGTAAATTAAATCCCCTAGCATTCTTAATTGCTTTAATTGTTGGTCTAGTGTATAATTATATTACATTTCCTGAACCTAGAATAATAGTTAAACACCCAACCCCTAATAATGTAGGAAACATAATATATAAGGACAATTCAGATAATTGTTTTAAATATATTTCCGAAGAAGTTAAATGTGATGAAAATAGTAAAGAACACCCAGTAAATTATTAATACAAATATCTATATTAAAAATAAAGTAATGAAACAATCACCTGTCTCTATAATATTCAGTTCAGAAACTGGTATAATATTAGTATCAGTTCTACTCGGGCTTGGGCTGTCATCTTTGTTTCGGAAAGTGTGTGAAGATGGAAACTGTGTAATCATTAAAAGTCCAGAACGCAAAGATATTGAAGGTAAAACATTTAAACAGGATAATAAATGTTATAAATATAAAGCTTCTAGTACATCATGTTCGGCTAAATAATATCGCTTCGTTTTTTTATTATTTTTCATTATAACATTTAATAAAATTAAAAATTAATAATATAAATTTAGATATATTAATACACAATGGCTAAATCTACACCCTTATCACAATTACCACCAATAAATGGCGATGATGGTATGAACATACAAATGATTGGTATGGATAATAATTCACAACAACATTCTATGAATTTTCAAATGGATAACAGTCCTAATAATCAATTAATGTCCCCTCAGCAAATACCACAGGATAATAACCAATTGGTTGATGATATTTTAGCAGATATGGGTGAACCTCCTATGATGAACCCGTCTAATATTGATAATGCTATGATGAATAGAGCAATGGATAGAAGTCAAATTCCACCAGAGAAACAATATGATATGGAAGAAGATTATAACTATAATCAAGAAAAACAACATAATGATAACAGTATGCTACTAGATGTTGTTGGTGTAAGTGAAAGTTCAACAATTGGAAGAGCATATAACACAGTTAAATATCCAATCTTAGTATTTGTAGTTTGTTTTATTGTATCATTACCTCAATTAAATAGACTATTATTTAGTATGATACCTACTCTATTATTAGAGTCGGGACAAGTATCATTACAAGGAGTTGCTCTAAAGAGTTTAATAGGTATGGTATTATTCTATTTATTAAGTCTAGTGTTATAATTTTCACTTATTAGAATAAAGATGAACGGTATATTACAGAAATATAAAACACAACTAGTGGTTATAATTGTATTAATAATGCTATTGTGTTCCATAAAATACCCAGAAACAAATAAATTAATTTTGCTATCCCCAGTATTAATTGGAATTGCAGTTAGTGATTTTGATGATAAAGCTTTACTAATATCAATAGCAACTGGTGTTATTCTAGTAATGACATATCTTATGAATGATAATGACCAAGATAATGACCAAGATAATGAAGATATTAGTGAAGATATTAGTGAAAATACAGAGGAAGGTTTTACTAGTAAGAAATTTAAAAAGTTGAAGAAGATGAGTATTGGTAAGACTAGTGAGAGATTTGGTAATATTATGATGGAAAGGGGAAAAGGTAAATCAAAGAAGGAGAAATTTAAATCAACAAAGAATGGACAGTCGGCAAATGATATAACAAAAGAATATACAAAATATAAGGAAAGTTTCAAACCTATATTTAAGCATAGGAGTAAAAATACAGGGGAAGCAATCTATAAATTTAAACTTCTATGTAAAAAATTTAAAGATATATTTTAAATTTATAATTTTATTTTATATTTTTAGTTTTTCTTACATTCTAGTAATAATAACTTATAATAATAATAATAATAATAATAAAAAATATTAATATTAATACAATATTTAATGAAAAATCAAGAACTTATTTTATTAAGTATTGGTGTTATAGTATTACTATATCTAGTATATACTAACAATAAAACAGTTGAAAAGTTTGTATCTGAACAACCAACTACTAACGCACTTGATAATTATACTAAAATACCAAATAAAGATATCGGTGGTTATCTTTCTCATTTACCAGATCAAACACCTGAACAATTAGCCACGAAATGTGATGCTAATAAAAACTGTGTTGCTTTTAACAGTGGAGGTTGGACAAAATGGATGACTGGTCCTCTGGAGAAATCTACACTAGATTCGTATGTTAAGAAAGATGCCTCCTCAGATTTACCTCAATATAAAATTTATTCTAATACGGATGCCCCAGGTGCAATTGGATATGGTCCAGGTAAAAATGCCTTTGAATTATCACAAATGTGTAATGATAAAGCTGGATGCAAGGGATTTAATCATGACCCCATAAATAAAGGTGGATGGTTAAAAAATATTGTTAATCAAACACATCCCTATCAAGGATTAAATTTATATGTTAAACAAAATCCTACTACTACTCAAGCACCCGCAACAACATTAGCACCCGCAACAACATTAGCACCCGCAACAACATTAGCACCCGCAACAACATTAGCACCCGCAACAACATTAGCACCCGCAACAACATTAGCACCCTTAACTACATTCCCATCAACTACTATGGCACCCACAACTACATTCCCATCAACTACAATGGCACCCACAACTACATTCCCATCAACTACTATGACACCCACAACTACATTCCCATCAACTACAA